TCTTGCTCTTTTATTCCTGCATTTAATTCATTGTTTATTTCTTCGGGATCAATAACAAGGTCACCAATCATATCATTGAAACCTGCACGGAGATTAAAGTTTTGACCTAATGCATTTCCAACCGCATCTATTGTACCTAATAAGACTTGTAATGGAGATGTGATAAACTGAATTATTCCATCTAAAATTTTTCTATTCCTTTCCGCTGCTGCAATCTGTGATTCCGCTTGTTCTTTGCTAATGCCTAAACGTGTTTCAGCTTCGGCAATTGCTGTTTTGAGTGCGGTTAATTTTAATTGAGCAATTTCTTTTTCAGTCTTGCCTTGTAACTTTAAGATATTACTTTGCTTATCAATATTCTCAAATGCGTCTTGAGATGCTTTGGCTCTTGCCTCTGCGCTTTCTGCTAATTCACGTTCTTGCTCATTGATTCCAGTTAGACCAGCTTCAAGACCTGGAAACATTTTTAACAGCTTATCAAAATTCATAGCGATTAACGCTATTGTTCCAGCTATTAAAAAGAATGGATTTGTGAGTAATGCTTTACCTAAGTTAGCAAATGAATTCCCTACATTTTTTACACCTTCGGCAACATCTTTGAATTTTATTTCTTTGACCGCCCCAGTTACTCCATTAAGACCAGTTATTGCACCTCCAAAATCAAGAGACATCAAAGATGAACCAATCATTCCAAAGGAGTTGTTCAATCTCTCCAATGGATCTCCTGCAAGTGTATTAACTTCTCGACCTAAGTCACCAACTTTATCAGTCAGTTCACCTAATTGTTTTGCAACTTTGTTGTATTCCGCCGTGCCTTCGGGTAACCTTCCAAGTTCTTCCCTCAATTGACGCATTTGTCCCCTTAATGACTGCGTCTTTTCGGTTGCGTTACCTTGCAGTTCAAATTCTAAAACAACTTTATTATCAGCCATTGAAAATCATTTTAATTAAGTAAATAGTACCCATTAATAAAGTAGCAACAATGGATAAATTGATGCCTTTTGTCATCCAATTTGGTAACTTATTTTCGTGCGATGGATGAGTTGACTTGATGCCCATCTTTTGCATCTCGCAAATATTCTTAAATGTCTGTTGTGGATTATTCATAATGGTATTGATTGTAAATTAGTTGACCTCCGACAAAAATATTGTCTTGCGGATACGTGTCATTTTTAAGTAATAAACGTGGAGCAAAAGTTAGTCCGATAATGTCCACATCGAATTCAAAATTGCCTGAGAATGTTTCAAGATTTTCACTCACAATGATTGCATCTTTAACCGACAACACCCCTGCGCTGGAAGCTAAATGAAGATTGAATTCTACTACTCCATTGCCATCTATTCCTGCGTTAATTTGTCCAATAGTTAGCATTAATTTTGCATACCAAACACAATCGTCTGGCATTGTTATGTAGTTACCAAAATTGGTTAGCGTTATTGGTGTTGTGTCATTGGTGAAATCGCCACTACCCAAAAGTTGAATCATACCGCTTTGGTATTCACCCGCATACGTTCCACCACTACCAATTGTGACCTCTCGGTTAATTGTATTTGCTGAATCTCCAAGTACGGTAACACTACCTAATTCATCTTCTATATAGTTTCTATTGCCACTCACAAATGAGCCGTTGTTATTAGCACCCAAGTAACTTGTATCGCTGATTACAATAGACCTATCATTTCCTTCTTTCACAACTGAATTATTGACTTGTATCAATCCATTCTTTGAGTTGTTAACGTCTGATGTAGGTTTACTATAATCATCTAAAATAGAAGGTTGTTTTCCTCCTGAACCTCTACCATCTCGCAGGATAGCATAGCAATCATCATTCACCCAAAAGTAACCGTACTTATTACAACAGGCCTCAGTTGCAGCCGCAGGATCATCATTGCTATCCAAGAATGGCACGCTACCATCTACATTGATTGTAGGGCCTGGATGCAATAAACAATCGGGAGTTGCGCTTACCATTTTAATCAATCGCACCTTAACCGTGTCCTGCATACCTACAACATAGTCGCTAATTTCAAGGATGCGCCAATATGAATCTCTTATGAATATTTGGTCATTGAATTTGAACTGATAAATGTCGGCAAAGTCCAAAGCAAAAAACGCTTCAATAATTCGTGCATCAGGCGCATAAATATCAGCTATGTAATCGTTCCAATATCTTGCGTATAATGTTTGCCAAGGTGTTGAACCAATTGGATGCAATGGTATCTCCTGCCCAAAGTTCAAATCTTCATCTGAAATGGATGGAATGGCAGTAGTGTAATGGCTAAAAAGAGTCAATGTTTCGGATACTATTGTCTCTGCATCATTGTTGAATAAATTTATGACTATTGTACTATCGCATTCATATAATATCTTAACACCTGCATTGACATATTGACCAGTATTATTGATGAATTTCGGTATAGGGAATTCCGTTCCTTTGATTAGTGCCAAAGGTGTAGGACTGAACATCAACTCAGTCTTTTGTTCTTTGGTTGCAAAGTCGTTTTCTGGATCAATCAATAAGAGTCTACCATATACACGGTCACCTTGCGAGTTGTAAAGACTATTGATGTAGTCAGTTGATGCCTTGTAAGTCCAAGTATTTTGTTGTGATTGGTAGTCAGCAGTTGATGTGAGTGTGATGTCTTTGGATAAGTCTATTTTATTGCTCCAATCTTTGGTATTGCCTTGCGTTAAGTATTCTTGAATGGGTATAAATGTCAACAGTTTTGGGTTCACATCGTCAGCAATAACAACCAAATTGAACATCTTGAAAATAGATGAGATGAACTCATTGCATTTCATTATAGGCGCATTGGCCGCCCAATCAATTGGGTTACCAAAATATGGTTTAGTGATGGAGTTGGACTTGAATAAGGTATTGAACGAACCACCTGAATCGTTTCTTAAAGTGATTGTGCCACCCCAAGATAATATTGCAGAACTTCCAAATAATACATAAGGCTCAACTATTGCACCTTCGGGTATATAATTATCAGCTATGGTTGTTGCACTCCAAGATGAATATGCGCTCGCAATTTTGGGAGTGTTCAATTCATCCGTTCCAGCTTGTACATCATAAAAAGGAAATGGCGATGTATATGGATACAATTGTTTTTGTCCTGCATACGTGCGAACTAATCCAAATAATAATTGAAAACCAGTGGGTAAAGCTGTATCAATTTCCGCTACACAATTGCCTTGCAAAATATAACGTGCTGAAATAGGCGCAGTATACTCATTGCCAGTTACGTTATTGCCATAGTCAAAGACTTCAGTTATTGCCGAAAGTGGAGCACCATAAAAAGTTAACCCATTGTCCAAAGTAATTGCGCTAAAATCCCCACTCGTTATTGTATCTCCTTCGACACCGCCTTCCAATTTGAATTTAGCAGTCTCAGGATTTCCAACGGTTTGAATATATCCAGCTTCACCCGACCAAGGTACCCACATCTTATCGAGTTGCTCAACAAGTGTAGCACTATCGGTATCATTGAATTGAAAACCACTCAAAGAAAAAATCTTGTCAAAGATATAACGTGCTGACACCATTGGTGTGAGTTCACCAACCGCAGGAACGGTAGATTCATTTGTTGAATAGATTGAACGTGTACCAGTTTCGTTTATTTCACCTACCCAATTTTGTCCACGATCAGCAAAGCCAAGATAAACTTCATTTGATGCGTTTAATGTGGCTAAGTTATCATAGGTTAAAACTACATCGTAATCAATTTGTAATTCAGCACCAATGTAATTCTTAAAGTCTGCATCTCCAATGGTCTTAAAAAAGTCCACCACATTCCCGAAGAAAACTATTTCCAAATCACTCACCTCACCATTACTTGTATAGGCTGCCTTAAATTGTACATATCCCTCAATGATTGGAATGGTATCAACCGTTATTGATGCATTGATTTTGCGCTTGGGATTAAACCCACTAAACTGAAATGTATTTTCTTGAACAAACCCAAAAATCTTAGCGTTCGTCTCCGTGAATGGAATGCGAAAAGTCCTTGAATAGTTACCACGTGGAGTTAAATCTTTGATGTCATTAAATGAGTAGTTCAAAGAGATATTCTCATTTTCGTATAAGTCTACCAAATACGGAGTATTATCCGCTTGGGTGTATAGTATTAAAGCTGTTTCCATAATTAGCAACCGCTACCTGAATAAATGTTTATAGTAATTGTACCGTTGTAACCTGGGAAGGTCAATCCTGCCTTACCAATAATGCCATAGATACCAGTTCCACCGCTTAGATTGTACGGATTCCACACCAAATTATTGACCTGCGTAGTAATTAACGCTCCGTTTAGTTCCCAATCCCATCCGTTGTATGATGGCGCACTGCTAAACCTACCAAAAGAGAAATAGAATGAGCCACTCATTGCCACACTCAAAGTGATTTCCACACGGTAGGTTTGACCAGTGACCAATCCATTCAGATCGGATGGTTGACCATTCACGTTCCAAATCTTAGGTTGATATTTAGTACCTCCATTGATACCCCAATTTGTACCTTGGAATACAACTGGATATTCGTTTGGAGTTGGTGATACATTTGCCATACCATTTGCAGCAACAACCGCCACTGAGTCAACAATTGTGCAAGGGTCAGGGTCAGGTAGTGGATATTCATAAGATGTGATGTTAATGGTGTCGTATTCGTTCGCCAATTGAAGTCTCAAAGATTGGTTATATTTGCGACTATTCCTTTCACGACGCATCAAGTAGTTGGTATCTTCAACCACTACTGGTAAGATGTTATACCCATCCACGTTATCATCCACCATCCACACTGATTTTGAGTAGAACAAATCTCTCATCCATTTGTACTCCGATTCCGTTACCCAATCGCTTGTTAAGTTAATGAATGTCTTTGTGATGGGTTCACGCTCATTGAGTGACCTTGAATAATTTTTAGTATCAAATGGAGTATCAACATCCGCCGTATTATAGTTGCCCAAATAAGTCTTGTATCGTTTCTTTTCGACATCAATAGACCTTTCATTTTTCTTGATGAAAGAGTAGCTATCCCATCCACCCAATTGATTAAGCCAATACAAATGCACTGGATTGTGTTTGCAGTCCTCATCAATATAAAATCCGTACTTTGCAGTGACCTCATCTTCTGCTGCATCAATTCCGACAATAGTCCAAAAGGATGTGTCATCAGCTTGTGCTTGCGTTATGAATGAACCATCCACTAAATTCTTGAGACCTGCAGGAATGTGAATCAATCCACCCTCAATGAATTCCATCGGAATATCAAAGGTTATGATTTCGCTATATGCGTTGTCATATAGTACATATCTAAAATTGGCGATTGTGGTATACGGATAATTTTCATTTATGAATGTTCCATCATCCGCAATCCAACTAAGTATCTTGTATGCACTATCCTTAGCACCTGTAACATTCGACCTTGAAATGCGTTGCCAATTGATTACCTCCTCTTGCAATGTTGCAGGGATATTGATGCGTGACGCAATGGTCTCAGCATTAAAGCCTATGGTGTTATCATAGCATTGGCTAAGTGCGATTGGTTTGGTATCATTACTACCCATCACCAAAAAGTTACTTTTGCCCTTTCCGTATACACACATCAAATCGTAATCAATGCGCACTGAATCATCTTCTGTAAATACCCCACCAACATCATAACCCTCGTATAATTTCACTGTAAATTGATTAACCAAATTATCACTCATCAATAATGCATCGGATATTTGAAGAATGACATCGTCACTATTGGGTACAGTTACGCCAATCGTTACTAATTGATTGAAGATAGTTTTGGCATTGAACACTCCACTACCAACAGCATTGGGAGCAATATAAAATTTGTACTCATTGCCAGTTATATTATCTTCAATTCTCACCACATATTTGAACCCACTATTTGCGAACTCGGATGAAGTCATTGTGAATGAGACATCATTATTCGAGTAGCACATTCCAGTAAATTCATCTATTCCTTGTGCGGACAATCCCCTAACTGCTGTATTGTATGCCATTATATTTTTATTTTACCTTGTAAATTTTCTTCAATTGCTATTGTAATCTCGCCCTTTAAGGCTGCTAAAAATCTATCGTTAAAATCCACAACCGTCTCATTGACTGCATCTCTAAAATAGAATAGTGGTTTAATTCCCCTACGTGCTATTGACCTTGCTATCTTACTTGCCATCCAATCAGTAGCATCTTCCTTTGCTTTTGGAGTTGCGAACTTTTTGAACGATCCATTTGGCTCACGTGGTTGGATGCGTTTAATCTTCATCCAATTGCGAATCGCCTCCACATCAACTGACTTTTTTCTAAATGAAAATCGAGAGTTGTTATTTGACTGATAACCATTCACACCTTCCTCCACGAAAATGGAATATTCGGATGCAGTACCTTTCGCAAAGAAATCAATGCGCTTGTACTTATTGTCATATCGGTAAGTCAATGACTTGCGTAAGTTATCACTCGCCACTGCCCTGCGTTTCTTTCCGTTCACTGTGCGATATACCCCGAGATTTAACATAGCACGTTCAACCACCTCTTGGCCAAACTCCTTCATCAATTCATTGATTGGATTAGTAGCCATCTGTGAACGTTAAAAATGCTGTGTTACTATCTTCAATTAAAAGGTCAACAAAGGCATCAATACCTTTCTCAATTAGTGCGTTCCTGAATGGTGCGTAATCATCACTCCCATCGAATCCAAAAAATATATTGTATCCCAATACGTGAATCATTGTCACACCTTCGTGTTCTTTTATTGTATACCTCATATTTCTGCCGTTACTGATACTGCTACAATTGTCCCACTACTGGTAGCTGCGTTATTTACTATCTTGTATTCCAATATTCCTTGCGCTGCAACGCTTAATGAGCCTGCCGTATTTTGATAAACACCAGTCACACTACCTGCGGCAATGGTTAACGTATATGCAGTATCCACAAGGTTCAAACGCATAGTGAAAACAAGACTACCAGATGCAGGTTGAGTACCTACATATACCGACCAATTACGTAACGTGCAGGCCTCAGGCATTACAGTTCTAACTTGGAATGCTTGGGCTAATGTGGTTAACGCATTTTTGACAAAACCGCCATAACTCGTTACTCCACTGGCCACCGTACCACCGTTGTGATTGCCAAGTAAAAATGTTTTTGATACAGCAATTTTAGAATTGAAAGTTGACCAATCAGCCGAACTTAATAGACCTCTATTTGTAGCGGATGCAGTTGGTAAATTAAAGGTGTGAGATGTACCTACTGATGATATTGCAAAGTCAGTACCTGCGTTACCAGTCGCAAATGTTTGTGTTGCACCAGTTAATGAATTCAATGAAGTAATTCCACCGCCGCCACCGCCTGGTATTGTCTTCCAAGTATTGTCAGCAGCCAAGTAATCGGTAAAGGATGCAGGATCATTGGTAGTGTATTGCAGTTTCTTCATTATTCGCCTATGTAAGGAATTATGCAAGCGTTCCACTGATAATCCACGGTGATGTCTATGGACAATTGCACACCCGTCAACACGTGGCTAAACTCTTCAATAAAAGGTTGTGCGCTTATTGGCTTACCAAGTACAACCGACTCATCAAAGATGCTCCCATTTTCGAGCATTGCCACAAAGTCACCCGCCAACTGGATACACTCGCTCATTGATTGACGCTGATACTCTGTCTTTTCTTCTTTGTCACGTGGAAGGTCAGCGAAGTAGACATCAAAGGAATAAGTCAACGCACCTGAATCAAAGCTAAATGATGTTGGTGTGACGTGCATCCAAGGCCATTCACCTTCCTTCTCAAGGTCAGCTTGGGATATTTGTCCGTGTGTGAACCTTCTGATTAGTGCGTGACTATTGGCGAATTCCTCGAATTTACCAATTACTACGTTGTATGTATAAAGTGATGAATCGGTCATATTAGTTAGTAGCTTTAATGGTCGTTTTTAGACAGCAATTGTTTTTGAAAGTTGTAATAATCTATTCGGTATGATAGATGAGCAAAGATAGTTGACGCTTGAGTCTCTGTGATGGCATCGAACTTGGTCACATCTCTGTCGGCAAGTTCTTCAATTACGTGAAACCATCCATAGCGTTCCGCTAATTCGCTTGTTGCAACTCCTCCTCCATCATCGTCATCGCCTTCGTCAAGTTCGCTTGGATCTGTTGTTCTAAATACGAGAGGGAAGTGGTCACTAATTCGCTTTCGATAGTCGAAAAAAAAAGCAACGCACCATTTGCAATTGATAACGGCATAGACTCAAAGTCTTTCGCATTGGCTAAGTGGTCAGCAGTGTACTGCTCTATCTTGTACTTAGTTCCAATCTCGGATGAGATGGGGCGGTATAGAATTGAAAGTAACTTGGGTAGATTCTTTGGAAAGTCTTTGCAGTTCGTATCAAGGTCAAGCCATTCACCAAATGAGATTTTGTTAATGTCAGGAATGAATCCGTAACCATTCCACTTGTGCTGATGATTAGCCAATGGATTAGCAATGACCTCCCGAAAGGCTGTGATTGCTTTCTCCATATCTTCTGGAGTAAGCTGCCTCACGAAGTCTTTTGATTGTCCGATAATTGCGGACACTTGACCGATGTCGTTTCCTTCGTTATTCAGGAAGTCAACGTACTGCTTTACCGTGATGGTGTTATAGTCAAGGTTTACCTTAATCTTTTGCATTGTTCACCTCCTCCAATACTTTATTGATCCACTCATCAAATAGCTGTGATGCATCCACCTTTGAAAGTCGTTTGCGTTGCGCTGGTTCTTTCAACCACATACCAAAGAGAATGCACATAGTGTATGTGTGCTTGGCTGTTTCTTTTGCTTGTTCGTTATCCATCTATCTTTATTTGATTATCGTTTAATATTTCATAAAATTTGTCACGTAACTTATCCAGTGCGTCAAGTTGCTCACCTGAATAGTTCTCACTGTTGTACTTGATTTGTGACCTCATCAATTGATCAAAGTCCCAAAGTGCAATATACACCGCATTCAAGTTGGTGAACCGCTTATGCGCCTCAATGTCTGTTGGTTCGTCTAAATCAAATTCGATTATTGCTCTCATAACTTATCTGATATGATTATTTGTACTGGGTTGTCGGAATCTCCGACAATGGTATTGCGTGCCTGCTTTGGTTTGAAGTATTCCAAAGTCTTTAGGTAGAGTTCAGATGCTATCATTTTATCTTCATCGTTACGACTTGCCCATAGCTTATCTAAGAACGCATTGAATTGCTCCGCTTGTTGACCAGTGATTGATTCACCGAGTGCCTCCCATTGCTTTGTTTTTTCACCTTTTGCACCTACTGGTTTTCCGTTTGGGTTTCCCGATTTTCCTTTTTCAAATGGCATAATGTTGTAAGCTATTGATAATTACAATGTTACTAAAATATCTTTCAAGTTAGGCCTCGAATAGTTTTCACCTTTCATTACCTTTCCATCTTCACGATAGATAGGTTGACCATTGGCATCCAGCTTACTCATATTGGAACGATGCACCTCATCGAATAAAGCCTCAAGTTTATCTTCAATTTGCAAGTTAATGGCATAGCCAATGAGTAAGTACATTTGGTCAATTATCGCATCTGTAATCTCAACGTGATTGTTTGCTACTTGCATTTCATTGAATTCTTCGTAAACCAAATCGTGATGAAGTTCGTGATTACAATCGTAAATGCTCATTGATAGGTTAAATGCCTTTCTAAATTCACGTACTTGGTCTATTTGTCTTTTCATTTTAATACCTTTTTAATAATTTGCCATTTGGTTTCAAACGTTATCTTTTCAAATTTACGACTAATAAAATTGAATTTCCAAACCTCTCGCACCTGATTCCATCTCTTGTATTCACATATCCTGCACACCTTCACTCTACCTTTGTCGCTTTCACGCTGGTATCTCATTCCATCTTTACCAAATAGGAATAAAGGTAACCGCCATTCACACCTGAAGCATTTCTTCACAGTTCCAATTTAGTCTTAAAGTGGTTTATTAGTTGCTCCATCTTATGGTCATAATACTTAGTAAAGGTAAGGAATCCTTCTTTATCTTGCTCATATAATTTGTAAAGGACATTGCGTAACCTTTGACCATTCGATTTCTTTTCAATCTCAAAGTCGGCCTTTAAGTCATTAAGAATGTCCCTTTCATTAGTAGCAAATTCCTCTTCTTTTAGAGCGCAATAGACGAATGAATTTTGGAGAGAGAATATTTGCCCAGCTTGGTCAGGTGTTAGTTCATTAGTGCCAATGACAATGGCAGTAGTCCTATCCTTACGACTTTTTATAGATTCAATTTGAGCAGGTAGTATAATCATATATAATAACAAATATAAGTAATATTATTTAATCTAGAGAATAGATCCTGAACCAAAAGGGAATGAGAATATCCTACTGACTTTCACCTCAGTGGTCATTCCCCTTTGATGATTAAGATTCAATCTGTCGAATGAGTCCCTCACCTTCAAGTTTCAAAGTGTCACCGTTGACCTTTGACCTGGACACTACTTTAACACGATTCTCGGCTCGTGTGATGGTCTTGCGGCTTTGTCCTTAATGCTACCGCTGCGCTGTGCCATCATCCCCTTGTAACGCATTCTTTCCTTTACCAAGCGTATTCGCACCGCCATAAAAGAAAGTCCCCCAATCATTATAACTGTTCAGGGTTAAAATGAAAGGGGGAATAATTGTAACTCCTGAACGCTACAAAGATAGTAATTCAGTTGAATGGTTGTCTGTTAATTACTCATTACTTTTGAACAATTCCACAATGGTCATTGCCAACACAACTGGCCAACAAAATGCGGTGAATACCATACCAATAAGATTCTCAAGAGAAAAAGGTAGCGTTCGCCTTAGGATCATCAAGGTCATTAACCCAATAAGTAATAAGGCGGTCAGTATATAGAACGTAAAACAAAAATGAAGCAGACTCATCATATTGCTGATTTTCTTGGTTTTCTTCCACGTTTTTTCGGTGTTGTGGTTTGTTCTTCACTAAGTAGCACCTCTTCGCTTTTTAGTTGGTTGTGAAGGTCGTCAATCATTTTATTCACGCAAGGAACGCAGCTACTCACTTTGCCCTTACTACCTTTCATCAACTCATCGAATTCCGCCAACAATCTTCTTTGTGCATCAGTCAATACATTGGTTGCCTTAACCGATTGCACAAGTTCTTTTGCTTGTTTCTTTTTTTCACTATCTACCACAATGGGCCATTTACCACCGGGACAATCTTGGAAGGTCATCTTTGTCTTTAAGTCTAAGAAACAACCGCACGGTTTGAAGGTCACTCCATCCAACGTTACAGGTGTAGCAAATGGGTTTAGCTTATTGAGTGGAGTGCCACACGTTCGGGTTGTTGAATTGTAAACGGGACATTCTTTACATATGGCCATCCGCATATTTGCCATCTCAATGATTTTATTCATATGACTATTGCTTTTTTTATTTCGTTCTTAGCGTATTTAACTGCGTTGTAAAGGACTTTCTTTGGGATACCGGTATCAATGCTTAGGTCGTTGTATGAAAAGTCGTTTAATGCGTAAAGATAAAATACCTCTCGCTCAAAGAATGGAAGTCTTGAAATCAATATATCAAGCTGCTCATTTGTAATGCGGTCACCCAACCACACGGTAACCGATTCGTAGTCTCTAAGTTGTGACTCCGTTGGTTCATCACTCATCTGGTTGAATTTCCTGATTGTGTTATGGTAATGGGAACGATTAGACCAATGCGCAATCTTCAGCGCGTGATTGATGTAATGCTCACTATTCCTTATCTCGTTTCCGTTCTCGAATATGCATAAAAGAGTATCGTGCAGAAGGTCGTCCGCTTCGTAAACGTTACCGCCACAAAGATTGATGGCTAACCGCCTATGTTGGTCATATTGAGTTCGAGAAATATGCATCAATTACTTTTATGGCCTCTTCGCTACCTTTCACATAAGTAGCATAATACCCACGTTTGTTCAATTGTTTGATCCATTCCTTTTGCTCTTTGCTCACAACACCTTTGTCAGTCTTAACCTCAATGAATAACCCGTGATATTTTTCGTTAGGTTCGCATATTTGCAAGTCAGGAAATCCCTTCACGTATCCAGTCATTTTCATCTTGATGGCTTGCTTCATTGATGTGAACATTCCCCCTGCGGATGCGCAATACAAGGCATTCGGATACATTACTTTGATGTATTGAACAATTGCAACCTGCACCCCTGCCTCACCAGCCAATGGTTTTTTGGCTCTTGGCTTCATTGATTGGATTATTTTACCTTTCATTGGACTAATTTAAGATGAAATTTAATAGGATGGACAAAAAAAAATGCATCTCGGAAGGCCCGAAAACATTGGAAAACTAAAAATATTTTCATTTTTTGTTGACTTATTAAAATTTATTTCTATATTTGCCTCATAACAATTAAACAAAACGCTATGACTATTTATCGGGTTTATCAAAAGAAAGATGGTGTATATCAGCACCACGAATTTCAAACATTGGAAGAGGCAAATGCTTCAGTAATTAGAATCGGCGAAGCAACTGGCGCACTCATCACATACGATGAAGATCTTTGGGTTAGTTGCCAAACAGATGATGAGTCAATTGATTGTTTCATAATGCAAATCATAAACTAATGGGAAAGTTGCAATTCAAAAAAATCCAAATCTATGGGACTGATTTGTCTCAATTCGATAAGGAGAGATGTCCACTCAATTCAACTGTTCACGTATTGACCGTTAATCAAACTGTAGCAATAAGATTTTTGGTAAACGAATTCTTAAAAGGTGATATGAATCAATGGTTATTGTCAGTTGAAGAAGCAGAAGATTTGAAAGTCAAATTAAAAAATTTTATCGCATATGAAAAATGTTGATCTAAGCTACCCACGCAAGTACATCTGTGTGATGTCCTCCAGTCTGCCAAGTGAGCAACTTGATTTTAACGCAATTGCGCAGCACATAGCCGATAGTTCACCACGCAAACCATTTGAAAGGATGGAAGCATTACTCAAAGAAAAAACGTACAGGAGATGAGTTACCAGTATTGGGATGAATATAAGACTGGCAAACCATACTCTTATGCTCAAAATAAAAGAGCAGAACGTGAGTTGGAACTTGGAAGGCAGGTGACCATTGCTTACAAAGGAGTGCCAGTGCATATCAATACATTCGAAGAAAAACACATTGAAGAACGTTATCAAGAAATCATTAAAAACCAAAATAAAAACAAGATGAAAACATCAAAAATCAAGTCCATTCAAAACAATGGCACGTGGAAAGACCTATTCAAATTTGAGGTCGAAATGGAGAATGGAGACGTTGGCGGTTGCTTCGCCAAGACGCAAGAACCCAGTTGGAAAGTAGGTGACGAGAAAAGTTACGAATACACGCAAAACGGAAAGTATTGGAATATCAAGTGGGCTAAAGATGAGAAACCTGCGTGGAATGGTGGAGGTGCTGCAAAGTCATTTGTCAAAGAAGATAAGTCCGCAGACATTGCACGTGCGGTTGCGTTAAAGGCAGCAGTTGACTTACACAAAGGTGAAGGCGAAGCTATTAACCAACAGATTGGATTGATATGCGCAACTGCTCAGGCATTTGAAATCTATTTGACCACTGGCGAAAATCCGTACAAAGATGCGATTGCCGATGGCAAAATGAATAACGCTGATGACCTCCCTTTCTAGGGGGGGTTATCTCGTTTGATAGCCCGAAAGAATTATTTAACTATTTAAGAAAACATTATGAAATTTAGAACACTAATAAGAACCCACTACCCATCCACTTACGAATTTGCGAAGGCAATGGGAGTGACTTGGCCAACTGGCAGGAAATACGAAACGTACCCAATAACGATGAGCATTCAGCACATTGACAAATTATCGAAAATGATAAACGTGGACAAATGCGAATTGATCTCATTGGCAGTAGCTGAAAACGAAAACGAACACGAACCAGTAAATTATTTGTGATGAATGAGATGATATTCCACACAATAACCGCCATTGAAAGGCAACTTGCAGAACTACGTGAATTGATTGTAACAACAACAAAAGACCTTGAGCATATCGAAGATATGAAGAAAGTTGATGAGATTCTTTTTCAAACGTGCAGTGATTTGATGGATGTTAGTGAGACTCAAATAAAAAGTCGCACACGCAAAAGAGCAGTAGTTGACGCACGTGCTATCTGTATTGCATTTACTTACTTTGCTGAATACAACAAAACGCTAAAATGCATTGGTGATTCCTATGGGATAGATCACGCAACAGTGATTCACTCTGTAAAAAAATGCTGTAATCTGTACACCAGAGACGCTCAATTCAAATTCTTGGTGAATGATTTTATCTTAGCATTTGAGAAAAATGGCTATAATTGCACAACAACTAAACAACACTTAACAGATGGACTTGAATACTTTAATCTCCGAGGTTCGCTCGTTAAGCGAGAGAGTGAGCCAGTTGGAAAGTCAATTGAACCAACAAACAAAATCGAAAGAATGTCGTTTCATTGCGCCATCTCTTGAAGATGTAGCAGACTACTTTCTTGAAAGAATGCCCAATGCAAATAGCGAAGATGCCCTTCATTTTGCGGATGTGTTTATCAGCCATTACACCAATACCGGGTGGAAGTATGGCAAGAATAAAATGAAGGACTGGAAGGCAGCAGTGAGGTCAGCTTGGGATTTAAGTAAATTTGTAACAACTAAAAACAATCATAATGAAACAATTGGTAGAATTCAAAGAGACAGCCTACAACAGTGGGTTAACGGCTAACGAAAAAGCGTTCATCACAAGTCTTGAATCTCCTCGCATTTGCGATATAACGCTCTCAATTTTTAAGCAATCCATTGCATATGGGATTGTGCTATATGGAATCAAGAATCTTCCTTCGGATGAAGAAACGAATCTTTTATATGTGACTATGCAGACACACTACCCATACCTAACCACAGGCGAAATGGCATTGGCATTTCAACTCAATGCGGTGGGTACTGAATGGGAAAGAGTTGAGTCCTTTGGAATGATGTCGGTTGCATTCTTATCAGATATCCTGAAGTCATACAATGACTTTAAGATGAAAACCAACTTGGCAATTGATAAAAAGAAAGCAAAGATAGAGTTGCCATCTAACACAACGGATGAACCAGTTGATTGGACTGAAACATTTAACGAAGACATCAGACTATGGAGAGAAAACAAAAGAGACTTTGTCCTGATGTTAGCACCAATGAAGGTTCGCACTTTCTATGATAAAAAGATTATCAGGGATGAGATGTGGTCGGATGAGGAATGGAAGAAATGGCAATTTATGGCATACAAAAAGACATTGGATGCGCAGTCAATCAGTGCTTACAAGGCGAAAAGATTGGATAAGTTAAGCCGCCAAAAGTTCAAAGATGATTATCAATGCGAATTATCAAGACTCATCTATTCCGATATTATGGATAGCCATATTTTACAACAAAAGATTAAGGATGGATTATGATTTATAATAAAAAAATTATGAAACAAACACAACATAATTTTCCTTACAAATGGACTTTGAAGGATGCAGTATTTACAAAAGATAAAGGTAAAGTGTTTAGTTGTTTTGCTTGTGGAGGTGGTTCAACAATGGGCTATAAATTAGCTGGATTTGATGTATTAGGATGCAATGAGATTGATCCTAAAATGATTGAAGCATACAAAGCTAACCACAATCCAAAATATGCTTATTTAGAGCCAATACAAACCTTTAAATTAAGAACTGATTTGCCTGATGAACTTTACAATTTAGATATTTTGGATGGCTCACCGCCTTGCAGTAGCTTTTCAATGGCTGGAAACCGTGAAAAGGACTGGGGGAAAGAAAAGGTATTTAGGGAAGGACAAGCTGAACAGGTATTAGACACTTTGTTTTTTGACTTTATTGATTTGGCTAAAAAGCTACAACCTAAAATAGTGATTGCCGAAAATGTAAAAGGTTTGCTTTTAGGTCAAGCAAAAGAATATGTGAAGCAAATTTATAAAAAGCTAGAAAATGCGGGATATTACGTACAGCATTGGCTAATAGATGCCTCTACTATGGGCGTGCCTCAGCGTCGTGAACGTGTGTTTTTTGTTGCCTTACGCAAAGACTTAGCTGCGCCGTTTTTGGTTCAACAGGATATTTTTACAATAGTGCCAAAGTTGACGCTGCAGTTTAACGAGCGGAAGATACTTTTTTCAGAAACCTTCCACGACTACACAGACAGACCCCTTACCGAAGGTATGCTTAAAATATGGCATCATAGAAAACACGGTGATGGAGACTTTGAACATATTAATAAAAGAGAGTTTAATAAGCCTAACTTAAATTTTAACCATAAGTTTATCTATATGGACAGCTCTAATATCAATACAATAACAGGGCATGATCAATGTGTACTTTTTGACTATCCTCGGTACAGAAATTTTGATGAACTATGCGAGGGTGGTAGTTATCCAAAAGACTATGATTTTAAAGGTAATAAACCTGAATATTTAATCGGAATGAGTGTTCCACCAGTAATGACTGCACAGATAGCAAAACAAGTATATGAACAATGGTTGTCAAAAATATAATTATCGTTATAAAACCAATTAACTCTTTTCTAAATGATACAATTCCACGATAAGCAAAAAGAGGCGCTATCCTATCTTGCCATAGACAACGAATGTAGGCAGTTACTATATGGCGGAAGTGCAGGATCAGGAAAGTCGTTTCTTGGATGCGATTGGCAAATAAAAAGGAGGTTAAAATATCCAGGTACACGTGGACTGATTGGCCGTGCTGAATTAAAAAAGTTGCGATTGTCCACACTCGCCACGTTCTTTGAGTTATGCACTAAATACAATCTCATTGCAGGAAAACATTTCACGTACAATGGACAAGACCACGTAATCAATTGGTACAATGGCAGTCAAATAATATTAATGGACTTGGCGGATATGCCATCGGATGCAGATTTTTCAAGATTTGGATCACTTGAAATCACAGACTACTTTGTTGACGAGGCAAGTGAGGTAAGTGAAAAATGCATAAACATCTTGAATAGCCGTGTGCGATACAAGCTAATAAATGACAACCCAAAAGGACTGCTGACTTGCAATCCCCACAAAGGTTGGCTATACAGAGAGTTCTTTGATGCGCAGCGTAATGGTTCAATAAGAAAGGATAGAAGATTCATTCAGGCGCTACCAACCGACAATCCGCACATCTCTCCAGTGTACATTGAGTCATTACAAATGCTTCCCGATATTGACCGCAAAAGATTATTGGAAGGAGATTGGGATTACGATGAGACAAAAGATAGGTTGTATGAATATGATGATTTACTTCGATGCTTTCGCCCATCCACTACTTTGGGAGATAAATTCATCACTGCCGACATCGCACGGATGGGAGATGATAGGACAGTCATTATTGTGTGGAATAACTTACACGCTGAAAAGTTTGTGATGCTGAAACATAAACCAATTAACGAAGTGGTTGATACCATCAATGACCTTATCAAAAATCACTCCGTAAGATTATCTAACGTACTGGTGGATGAGGATGGCATTGGAGGAGGTGCGAAAGATTATATCCGTTGCCGAGGATTCCTGAACGGATCAAAAGCAGTCCGTGACAATTATATGAATTTGAAATGTGACTGTTATTTTAAGCTTGGCGAATTGATTTCAAGTAATGCCATCACATTTGAGTCAACGCATAAGGATACCATTGTCAAAGAATTGGAGATGATTAGACGTGAAAAGATAGATAGTGATGGAAAGCTGCGTGTGACCAACAAAGAAGATTTGAAAAAAA